CTACACTATTTAGTAGTGCTTTTTTTAGTTGTTGATTTTTGCAAAATGTTGAGAATTCAAGTTGAACATATTCTAAATCTTCTAAATCTGCTCTATATGCTTCACGTAATTGCTCTTTAACAGATACCTTAAGTACCTCGTTATCAAGTTTTTTCATTTCAACTTTTAAAATATCCATGGATATAACCGTATGATAACTTTCATAGTATTTTATTATCTCATCAATAATAAATTTATGTGCAGGATTACTAAAATGTTCAGAAGAAAGGACATCATGTATATTCTGTAAAAATTCTTTATGGGTTAGTAGGGAAGATATAACCTTTATTTGAAATGATGGACCATATTCCTCTATGCTTTGTAGTGTCAAAACTTTTATTTTTTAAATTGTTAATAACTTTTATTAATATAAATATAATATTTATTCTTTGTATCTCCAAATATAACCTCCAGAAGTTTTATTAAGTCCTAAAAGTGCATTTGGTATACCTTTTGTCCCTATAACATTTACTGCTTCCGAAACAGAAGAAAATTCTTGTATAACCTCTAATGTTTTGGGACATATTTGAAGGATACTTTTTCCTTTTTTTGGTTTGCCCACTTTAGCGGCACTAATTTTATTTCCCCATGTTATGTCCCGAGAAATTCCTTTTTTACCTTCACTAATTTTACCCCCCCACGTTACATCTCTTCCTTGTAAGGATTTTGAAATTTTATCTTTAGTTTCTATGGAGTGATATATTCCTTTTCTATTTTGGGACATTTTGTCAATGTGAGTTTGAGAAAGTTTTTTTCCTTTTAAAGTTTTAATAAATTCTAACCTATATATTTCATATAATTTACTTGAAATTTTATAAAATTCAGGATTTTTTCTTTTATTTTTTCCTATTGCCATTAAAAACAAAGATTGTTTCAATTTATTTTCTTGTGGATACATTTCACAAAGCAACATATGACACAAAAAGTGTTCTCGAGCAGTTAGTTTAACTAAGTTTTCATTTACGTCTAAACCACCTATACATTTTGGAACTATGTGATGTTTTTCAACATATCCATCTAGTTTACGAGTTTGAGCACGTTTAATAATTTGATTGTATATTCTTGTATAATCCATATCGGTTATACATATGCAGTAGTATGGTAAAAGTCGTAACTTATTGTTGGTTTTCCAACAAATCTTTAAAAATATCACGAACCCAATAATCTGTATTTCTTATTAGGTTCCCAATTTGATCTTCATTGCACATTTCAACAAATGTATCAGGAAGAAAATTTAATGGTGTATTTTCTACAAATTTATCAATAAACATTTTATCTTTATCATCCATCATAGGATTTGATAAATCCATTACCCTATATTTGTCTTCTAGTAATGGTATGTTATGTAGTACTCTTGCATATATAATATGCTCTTTTAATTTAGCTTCAGCCAAGTTTATTAAATCATCAAAGGATAAATCTTGAGTTGTAAGTTCAGGGAATCGTTTAAATAAACCTTTTGCCCCTAATCCTTTAATTCCTGTTACACCATCTGAACTATCTCCCATTAGTAACTTGTAAAGTAAAAAATTATGGGGGGTAATATTAAATTTTTCTTTTACTGTATCTGTAGTGTAATATTCTTTTTCAATTGGTCTGTAAACTATAACTTTATCGCTAATTAACTGCAAGTAATCTTTATCGCTAGATACTATGAATACTCTGTCTTCGGGTTTTGTAGGCAATGTACTGCTTAAATATGCAATGATATCATCCGCCTCTACTGTAGGTAGAGATACTGTTTTAACAGGTAATGTTTTTAAGTATTGGATGATGCGAACAATTTGATTTATTTTAGAGTCATCTTCTTCTTCTAAATTATCAAATAATTCGTGTTTAGTTATTCGAGATGTATTTCTATTTGATTTATATTCAGGAATAATATTTTTTCTAATATTAGAGGAGCCTACACCATCAAACACCATGTAAACTTGTGTTGGTTGGAGTGTTCTAATTAAAGCACCTAAAGATCGAAAAAATCCCCCTAAACCTCCTATATGAACTCCATTTGAATTTACGGCATTTATAGCACTAAAATTTCTAAAAAATAAGTTAAGTCCATCTATTAGCAGGTAGCGTTCTGATTGTGGCAATTCTTCTCCATGTTCTTGCACAGTATCAAGGAGGTTTAAGAGGTCTTTTTTCATATTAATCTTCGGTTTCAAATAAATCTGGGGTAGCTACTTTTTCATCCCACTCACTAGTATCTTCTTGGACTGAGTAGTTACCTTGTCCTAATATATCTGCCCATTCTTTAGCGTGTGCATCTTTATATTTTTTAACTGCATTTGGATCATCTTTAATAAATCCATGTACTGTTGATATAATAGTTCCCATTGTAGTAATTCCATTAATGTGATTTTTATCACAAGCAATTTTAGTACGTAATGCGAATTCAACTTTTTTCTTATCTTTAACAGCATTGATTTTTGATGTACCTGCATTTGTAACATTACCAAATGTTAAACATAAAGAAACATCGTAATAAAATGTATCTCCTCCTTTATTTGTCATTCTTGGTTGTGACATTGGAGTTAAGGCAGGTGCTACACCTACTTTGTTTACAATAAACAGAGTATTCGTGTATTTTGAGCTTTCCTTACGAGACATTACAATCTGTTGATTGATAAAGTTACCGAATTGAGTTGCGATAGCTCCTGCGTTCCACATTGGGTTGTTTTTCCCTTGATTAATGGACATGTCACAAGGGATTGAACCAACTGAATCCCATATAAAGAGTAAATCATATGGGAGATTGCCTTTCTTTTGTTCAGTTAATAAATCAATTATGAATGTAGCAATATCTTCAATTGAGTTTAAAGAGCTTCTATCTCTATAAATAAAGAATCCAGTTTGATCTACTATTTCTCCTGTATCTGTATCAACTACATCATCGATTTCAAACCCCATTGTTTTCCAGTGGTTCCAATCGTGTTTCATCTCAGTGATGATTAATACAGGTAATATTCCCATTTTTTGAGCATTAACTGCTACTTCAATAGTCATAGTAGATTTTCCTGTGTTGCTTTTTCCTCTAACCATTGAATTATGGCCTAAAGGAATTCCAGGAATAGATAAAGCTTCTTGTAACGCTGGTGAAAATGGTATCCACTTTTGTTCTTTAAATTTAACATTAGATGCTAAACCTTTATTCGCTTTAAATTTGTCTAAACTAAAGGCGGACTTTAGTTCTTTATCCGCTGCTTCAGTTAGCGATTTTCTAGTTGGTTGTGTTTTTGCCATATTTTAATATAAATTAAAATGGCATATCATCATCTTCTTCAAATAAAGCATCAAAATTATCTGCTTTAGATTTTTTAGATTCTGGTTTTGTAGATAAACTATAATTTGATTGTGGTTTTTCTTCTACTGTTAATTTTCCATCAGCAGGAGTGAATTCTTCTTCCTCTTCTGGATTTAACCATTCTGCAAGTGCTGCTTTGATTTCATCAAATGGAAGCATTTTGTAAGATTCTTTTGGATTAACTTGATCCTCTAACCACAATTCTAAAGATTTTTCATCTTCAGTTAATGGTGATGTTTTCATAGAAGGTGTAATTGTAGTTTTGTTATAAACTGTTCCTGTAGAATCAGGTCCAACTGTAACTAACTTAATGTCACGTCCCATCATAATGTCTGTAAAATCACCTACTTCTTCATCTGCAGCCATTTGTAAAAATGCTTCGTAAATTTCTTTACCAAATTCCCACATTTGAACTCCTTCTGACTCTTCACCACGTACAATTACAGGAGCAAAAATCCGGTTTTTTGGGTCTAATTTCTTAGCTAATCTCCAATTTTCCTTGTCATTTGTACCACGAAGTTGCTTTGCAAATTCAGCAATTGGGTCTTTCTCACCCCAATTTAAAGGAGAAGCAATTACTTTTTTACTACCAATTCCATAGTAAAATTTCATTTCCGTAAATGGAAATTCTTTGTTGTATTTGAACGGAACAACACGTACCGTTTGTTTACCAATTTGCGGTTTAAATCGCTTGGTTTGATTGTTTGCACCTCCCCCTGTTGGTTTGGATTGCATAGATTCAAGTTTTTTCTTGATTGCATCTAGATTCATATATAACTATTTTTTATTGTTTACAACTAAATATAATAACCTTTATTTGCTAAGCCAACTATAATTCAATGATCTTAAAAATCTTTGTATTAAGTTGCTTAATTTCATTGTGTTGGGTCAACAATATACAATTTCTATAATGTTGCCAATTCACTGGGTAATTTGTGTCAACTGCTCCACCATTTAATTTTTTAATTAATTCATTTAATGCATTAATTGTATAGAGTGTGTTGGAATCTTTTTTTCTATGTACTAAAATTGTATTGTCTGGAATGTCGTTTATATTTCCTTGATCCACATTGTATGTTACAACATATTCATTGTTGCTTTTAATATGCAGCACAAACATTTTATTATACATTATTGTATAACGTGAGGTAAGTCCACTTATTAATGAATCTAAATCATCTAATGGGGAAAAAGTGCAAAACAACCTATTGTTCATAAGTAATGAATCAAATGTGACATTGTAGTCATATTGATCATACATATTGGTGGGTTGTTCAAGAATATTGTACATAACTTATTTTATATTGTTGTAGTTTGTGCCGGTTTTAATTTTAAATTGAAAATTTTTACCATTTATTATCTTTGATATTTGTTCTATTACGTCTTTTTCATTTTCATCAAAATCAAATAAAAATGAATCGTAAACATATAATACGAGTTTAGTATTTTTCCCTCGTAATATTTTAAATATTTCATATAGTATACAAATATTATTTGCGGTTTCCAAGTTCTGAAGTAAGTAATTTAAAAGTTTTTGTGGATTCATATTTTCCATTTCACTTTTTACAAATTTATGTTTTGAAATTGGGCATTCAATGTATCCCCCATAGTTAAATGTATCCCATAAATCATCAGTATGTGCTATTACTTTCTTAAAAAATGGGAGTTCTTGATATTCTTTCCAAACTCCTCCATAAATTTGTTTAAACGTGATTTCTTTTGCTTTGGCGTAATCCACTCCATACATTTTAGCAAAAGAGCCATAGACATCACTACTATCAAAAGTGTAATTAAGTAAATTGGCAATAATACTAGGGTGATAAGCACTAATGTCCATTTCAATAAAAAGGTCATTGCGCGGTATAAAACATTCTCTTTCTCCATTGTCTTTATTTAAAGCTGAAAAATTAATTCCTCCAAATGCATTAGAGGGTCTTGTGGTTAGTGTATTTAGGTTATATTGCGTGTATATAAACTCGTTTACCTCTTTATTGAAGTACTGCTCGAATTTAGTTTGGTCTATTTTTATACCCGCTCGTTCGAGTTGAGCAAACACGGTTGCTGCTTTGTTGTAAAACGGGTTTACATCTTCTTTAAAGTTTAAATAGTTTTGTTCACATACTTCATAGTGTTTTACAATCGGCACTATTGTGTTTAAATCTTGTATATTTAAATGTTTATTGTAAATATGGTTGTGAGCAGGTGTTAATTGAGGTATATACGGATGAGGGGTAGGGAGTGGTTGGTAAACATGCTTGAGACAGAAATAATGTAAAAATTCTTTTTTATCTCTTACATTAATTTTTTCTATACTATTTAATACTCTCTCTACTGTCTCTAAATCAAAGTTTATTGTTTCGCTATGGTTTACCGAAATAATGTATCCTTTATTGTCGTTTTCAAAACGGAAATAAATAGCACACACACTGTTTTCAACAGGGTGAAGTGTATGTGAACATGGGATTATATCGATATAAGCTACTTGATGCTTGGTGCGACAAATTGTTTCTATATGTTCAATATCTTCTATAAGCCAGTACATGCTTTAAAGATACAAATTAAAATTTAGGATTCCAAATAATATTTTGAATAATTTTCTTTAAAGTATTGAGAAAATCCATTCCATCTTTGATTTTGTTCAATTTTAAAAACAGATGTTTTATTTGTATTAAATACGGTTTCTTGGTTTCCTTTAATAACCCATAATAAAGAAGCAGGTTCATATAAATCCCATGCTATTTGTAGATCTTTAGCTTGTAATTTAGTGTATGTTTCTTTATCTATTTCTAAATATTTTAATTCATTGGTTTTTTTACAAAAATATCTATTAAATTGTCCGTTTTGTTTATCTTGATCAGTTGGTAATGTAGGGTTAAATAATGGGATAGAACGTACTGTTGGAGTATTTTGAATAATATATTCGGGGATTTGAATTGGAAAAATTTCTGGGGGGGATGTAGATGGTGGATTTTCTATAATCAGATTAGATTGTTGGGGGGATAAAAGGATATTTGGGCCATCTTTAGGGGTTTTGCCCGTGTATTTTTTTCCATTAGAAATTTCATAGTAATATCCTTGATATGTGTTATTTGTAGTAGATAAAATTAATTCATTTCCATTAGTATATAAATTAGTTTTTATTTGAGATTTTGGATAGTATTGCATCTTTAACTATATATTTCATTAACTATTGATAGTGTTGATTTTGCATATGATATTCTACGTTTTTTAGTATCTTCATATGCTTTAGGGTTCTCTTTTCTCTTTAAGTATGTGCCAGGAACTTCAAATTTTTCTAATACAAATACTGTACTTTCTTCAACTGAAGTACTATTGGATAATTTTGTAAATGTAGACTTGTATGATTTTTGAAGTTCTTTTCCTAGGAATTTTAATTGAAAGTTTAAATCTTTAATAGTATTATTATTATTATTGGCCTCAGCCTCTAATTTTCTTCTACGAGATGCAGTCCATTGAACAATTCCTATACCTCCTTTACCACCTACAGCTCCACTTATTTCAGCAATTTTAGGATTTGCTCCTGATTCTCCTAAAATATTACCTAGTAATCCCATGGTTCCTTCTTTTGTAAATCCTATAGATTTAAGATAAGATGCTATTCGTTTAAGATTAGAAATTTTTTCAGTTCCTGTAATTGGTTGAGAAGATTCTACATTTTGTAAAGTAGTTTCAGCCTGTTTCGCAGTAATTGCTACTAAAGCCATTTCTCCCGTTTTTGGCATAACAGTGGCTTCAATAGATGTTTCCCAATCATTATCATTTAATCTATGAGAAACACCTGTTATAATTAAGTCAACAGATTTACCATATGCTTTTGGTAAAAATTCAGTATTAACACGTAAAACATTGTATATTTTTATTCCCGATATACCATCTAAAGTTAAACCTAATTTAAAAGGGATAAATCCAACTGTTCCACCAGATACATCTTTACCTTCTGCATTTTTTGCTATTAGATATTTATAGTATTCTGTTACTGTAGAGATATTTTTTTCAATAAAATTATCTGAAAATTTAAATTTTT